AAAGTCGACAAATGTTACGTTGCTTAATGCATTATCGTTTGCATTTATAACGTGTCTTCGCGTTAACCGAGCTTAGATCCGGACAACTCCACAAACTCTATTGACTGCCAGTCGATCCTATTTCAGGCCCATCATAAAGACACTGAATCTTTTGGTTTACAAATATATGTAACACTAGTCCAGTGACCGTCTTTTGGAATTTCTGTGTATCGTTGTCTTACAGTTTCGCAAGTCTTTTGATTGTTAAATGTCATTACTTCTTGTGACATACAGTCACCTTGTAAACATACTGTCAAAAGTATATGCCAAACTATTTCAACCATCACTAAACTCCAGTGTCTTTATGGTGGACCTGCTGGGTACCGCCCCCAGGTCCTGCACAGCGTTTGAATTGCTTCAACGTTGCAAGTATATTTATAGCATCTTATAATTGATTTGTCAAGAGAAGAACGTAAAATATATAACAAGAGTAATGGGCAATTTGATCGACACCTTGTATACACCAAAAAGCCTTACCTTCATATTTAATTTTGTATCTTCTAACTATTTTTGTTTTAGAATAGTCTATAATAAAGTGCAAAACAAAATCTAATACAGCTATTCCTAAAGCCCACGAAATTGGTGCAAAGAAAATGCAAACTAATAATGTACAAAGAGCATGATCTAGTGCATGTCTATATCCTTTGGGTGAGGTAAGATCGGCTTTATCACCTGAGGTAAGTCTACTTTGTAATATTAGATCCGCTACTGCGTGTTTAACGACGAGTAAAAAGAGAACGTAAGTGGCTGTCACGATTTTGCATCTCCTCTTTCTTTTTTTGTACTTCTGGATACAAGACAGAATGTTTGTGTTTGAAAGTGAGAATTCTGCTCTTCAAGTCTGCTACTTTTTCTTCAGACGATAGTTGTGCAAAAACTGTATCCTTCATACATGTATTTATTTGTCTGGAGTGTGAACTATGAGTATATCGGTTGCAACTGGTTTTCCATTGTGATCGGACAATTGATATTCAACAATCATCCCTTCAACAATTTTCTTTATACCAGCTTTACGGAATTCGGATACATGAACAAAAATATCTTTTTGTCCTTCGTCGCGAGATATGAATCCATACCCTTTAACATGATTGTACCACTTTAGTTTTCCTTGATTTGCCATTTTATTTTAGCCCTTATTAAACCAAAGGCGTGTAGGTTAATCCCCACGCCTTCAGTATATATTTATATATAAATAGGTAGCCTATTACAACTACATATTATTCTTTTTCTCCTGAATCTCAGCTCTTCTAGCCTTAGCTAGTTTACCCATTTCGCCCAGAGCCTTTCTAGCTCTTGCCGCCGCGGCCTTAACACCTTTTTCATCAAAAGATTGTGCCTCGTTTAAATAGGCTTCGTATTGTGCTTTGATTTGTTCATGTATGTCTGACATAACTTTCTCTCCTTAATTGACAGCTACTTTAAGCCCTGTAGTTGATTCTATATACTGCTTTGCGGTTCTATCGGCTGTCTTCGCGATAAAAACTACCGTGGCTAAATTAATAACCATTTCAGTATCCAGGCTGACTGTTAGAGAGAAAGGTACCATACCTATTCCCTTTTCTGTCATTGTCAAAGCCATTGGTTTTCTAACTTTGATAGAATCTTTATTGATCTCAGTCACTCTGCAAACTACTTCTTCGCCTGCTTGAGTTTTAAATGTAATTGTATCGTTTACACTATAATCTGGTTTTTCTATTAACATATTATCCTACTGAGTATCCAGAACCATTGAAACCTGTATTTTCAATGTATGCTTCTAAAGCCTCGTAGCCTCCTATATAAGTATCACCTATAAAGATTTGTGGGGCTGTTCTTGGCTGTGGAAGTCCTTTTCCCTCAAAAATGGTAAACAATTCTGATGCTTGAATATCAACTCCAAGTGTTTTTACAGTATAAGGAACCTTCAATTTATCAAAGGTTGCCTTTGCCTTTAAACAACTAGGACAATGAGTTTTACTATAAATTATTACGTCATTCATTATAATGTAAATCCTTTCAGTACATCTTCATCTACATCTTGTTTGATGCCACCGATAATATAACTTTCAACTTCTGTCTCCTGCGGAGCAACTTGAAGTCCAGCACTAGATAACCAATGCTGAGTCCATGGTAGCGGATTGTTATTCAAAGGACGATCATATATTGTTTTCAGTCCTAAAGCCTTTAGTCTTTTGTTTGCAATAAACTCTACATAATGATGTAAGAGTTCTTCGTTCAAACCAATTATGGCACCATCTTTAAATAGATAATTTGCCCAGGCTTTTTCTTCATCAACACATGTACGCCACATATCATAAACTTCATCTTCACAATCTTTTGCAATTTTTGCCATTTCTTTATCATCTAAACCTTTTTGCCAATTCTTTAATACATGAGTTGACAAGTTCAAATGTGTTGCTTCATCTCTAGCAACAAGAGAAACTATCTTTGCAGATCCTTCCATATTCTTAGATTCTGCAAAAGAAAAAGTACATGCAAAAGATACGTAAAAACGTAATCCTTCTAATATATTTACATTCATCATGGCTAGGTAGAGCTTCTTTTTGACATCGCGAAGTGTACCTTGTTTACGTTGGAACCAATCATCTGCCGCCAAAGTAAATGCATCATAGTTTTTGGTAACAGACTTTGCTCTTTTCAAAATCTCTTTATCATCCAAAATAGTATCAAATACTTCACTAGGATCAGGATAGACATTTTTAATAATATGTGTATAGGAACGACTGTGGATAGTTTCAAAAAAGTCCCATGTCACAATACAGCCTTCAAGTTCTGGTAAAGATACATATGGCAAAAAGGCTAAACTAGGTCCACGTCCTTGTACACTATCTAAAAGAGTTTGGTATTTTAAATTTGCAGTAAAAATATGTTTTTGTTCTGGTCTAAAATTAGCAAAGTCGGCTCTATCTTTTTGTAAACTTACTTCTTCAGGTCTCCAAAAGTAACCTAACATTGTTTGATTTAATTTATCAAACTCTGGAAATTTGAATACATCATATCTCTGAGTGTTTTGATCTGGACCAAAGAACATCGTGCTCTTTGTGAAATCTACTTTTTCTTTATTAAAAACTGTCTTTGCCATTTTATTTTCCTCTTCTATATAGCACACGAATCACAATACTCTTCGTATTCTTCATCCGTTCCTTTAAAATCCTCTCTATCCACAGGATTCTCTTTCACATTGTCATGCCAGCCTAAAGAATGTTGTGGTTCTTCAACACTTCCGTCTGACTTATAATCATAAGTATTTTGGTAGTATGATGTCTTCCAACCATACTTATAAGTATTCAATAAGTCTTTCATCATTACACTCATTGGTACTTCGTTATTTTCATAATGCGTTGGGTTATATGACCAATTACCACTTATCGCTTGATCAAAAAACTTCTGCATCACTGCAACTATATTGATATAACCGTCATTACTTGGCATATCCCATAATAGTGTATAGTTATCTTTTAAGGTTTGATACTGTGGAACAATCTGCTTAAGAGGCCCTTTTTTGCTTTTCTTAACGGACAAGAATCCTCTAGGTGGCTCAATTCCGTTTGTGGCATTCGACACAACGGAACTGCTCTCCGAAGGCATCTGTGCGGACAATGTGCTGTGCCGTAAACCGTGCTCTCTAATGTCCTCGCGAAGACTATCCCAATCATATTTTAATGTTATAGAACATATTTCGTCTAATTCTTTTTTGTATGTATCAATAGGCAGTATGCCATCACTATATTTAGTGCGATCGTAGTAATCACATTTGCCTTTTTCCTGTGCTAATCTATTACTTGCTGTCAGCAAATAATATTGAAATGCTTCTGTAAGTTCATGAACTTTTGTCAATGCTTTTTTATCCGAATATTTACAACCATTCTTAGCTAGATAATGTGCAAGGCCAATATAACCTACACCTAATGATCTTCTTGCTTTTGTGCTAATCTCTGCCGCCTTGATAGGATACTTTTGATAATCAATTATTTCATCCAAGGCTCTTACAGCCAAATCACATAATTCTGATAGGTCGTCTAACTCTTTTATAGTACCAACATTTATTGCTGATAAGATACATAAAGCTATTTCTCCATCTGGATCGTCAATATGTTGTAATGGTTTTGTAGGTAAAGTAATTTCTTGACATAGGTTACTCATGTATACAGTATCTTTAAATGAACTGTGTGTATTTGTATGGTCCACGTTCATAATGTATATGCGTCCTGTTTCTGCACGTTCCTTAATGAGAGCAGAAAATAATTGCATAGCAGGTAAAGTCTTTTTCTTTATGCTAGGATCTTTTTCGTACTTTTCATACAATTCTTTAAATTTGTCTTGATCGTTAAAGAAAGCTTCGTATAAACCTGGTACCCTATGAGGTGAAAAAAGAGTGATATCTCCTTGTGTCAATAATCTCTCATACATAGTTTTGTTTAATTGAATAGAGTAATCTAATTTACGTACTCTGTTATCCTCAGTTCCTTTGTTATTTTTTAAAACTAGGATGTCTTCAATTTCTTGATGCCAAAAAGGAAAATGTGTTGTTGCACTACCACCACGTACTCCGTTTTGTGTACAACATCTTACAGTTGCCTCAAACTTTTTTAAGAATGGTACCACACCTGTGTGTGCAACTTCTCCGCCTCTTATTTTTGAATTGATTCCTCTGATACGTCCTGCGTTGATTCCAATGCCTGCTCTTTGTGCCGTGTACCGACCAATTGACATATCACTTGCGAAGATACTATCAAGGGTATCGTCACTGTCAACAAGGACACACGAAGCAAACTGTCTAATAGGTGTTCGCACACCGGCCATGACTGGCGTTGGGATATTGATTTTAAAAAGTGAGGTCGCATCATAATATCTCCTAACATAATGCATTCTATCTTCTTTTGGATAGTTGGCAAATAGTGTAGCCGCAATCATCATATACATGAGTTGAGGTGATTCATATATCTCACCTGAGCTTCTATCTTGACAAAGATACTTGTCTACAATCTGTCTAAGTCCGGCATAGGTAAAATTTTCATCTCTATTGTGTTTGAGATACTTTTCCATTCTTTCAAATTCTTCTTCACTATACATATCTAATATAGAGCTATCATAAACTTTTCTTTCTATGTTCTTTTTTATCATTTCGATCATAGGTGTTTTGTCGAACCCACCAAAAACATCTTTATAAATTCCGTATAGTAAAAGTCTTGCCGCTACATATTGATAGTTTGG